TCATTCCTGATTCCTCCAGGGCCGCGAGGCATATTCAGTGTCCGGAACGACGGTTACGACTGTCGCTGTAGCGTGCGGCGTCGAGGCCTGCTGAACGGATGCAGAAACCGGCCTGGCATCGGCTGATCGCAGGTCGCTCCGCTCGCTGCTCACAGCCGATTGCCGGGCCTGCACAGAGGCCTCCGGATCCACGACCTTCGTCACCGCGCCGCGACCGGTCCAGGGCGTCACTCGTTCGCCGTCCACATCGCACAGCACGTACAGATCGCGTTCGATCCACTGGCACTGATCCATGCGGACGATGCGCCTGGACGAGCCATCAGTCAGCACAACGCTGGACGTGCGGCTGACCGAGCCGGCACCGGTCACAGAAGCCCCGCAGGGCTTCACCCTGGACGGATCGCCCTCGACCGGCACCGAACAACCAAGCCAGCCGGCGACGCGCCAGGTCGCGCTCATAGGCGCCGCGCCACTGACCGAAACACCGGTCACCGCCTGAACGACGCGATCGGCAGACGCCCTCGCCTGCTGTACCGGCGCTGCAGAAGCCGGCGGCGGGTTTACCAGCTCGCTCTGCGCGTGTAGGCCACGCGCCTCCGGATCGAAGAACCGATGCACGCCCCAGACGCCAGGCAGAACCAACACCGGAATGGCTACCACCAGGCCCCACAGGGCCGGCGAACGCCAGATGTTGCCGCGGTTGTCGGCCTTCGATTCATCGCCCACGTCGCCCGTTTCGCTTTGCGTGGCGGACTTGTAGTAACGGTAAACCTCGGGCTTATACGTGCCGAACGACTGCCGCTGCATCTGACTCTTAGGCGGACGATCACCCGTCGCCGCACCGCTGTAGATATCAACGCGGTACGCCTTCTTAGTCTTCTTTACCACACGGTAAGTCTGCTCAATCAGTGCTCTGGCAAAAGATGCAATCTGACTCAGGTCCTGAGTGACCAACACAATACGCATCGACTTATTATTCTTATCGACACGATGCCGGTGCTCAGCCAGCAGCGCCTTATCTTGCTCGCGCACAGCAGTTGCCTTTAACCCGGACGGCCAGCGCCGCCAAAGCTCATCGAGCACCAGAACAGAACCCGGCGGCGCCAGGTCCGCCAGGTCGTCACGCTTGTCCCAGTCAGCCGGCAATTGATCAATAGAGCCCTGCGGGAAGTCTTCCAGCAGCATATCCACCTGCAGCGGGATATTCGTAACCACATGCCGCCCCTGTTTGAGCGACGGAATAATCACATGCTGGACAACACCATAACTTTTACCGTGGCCAGGCTTGCCAACATACGCATCAATAGGCATGGCGTCACCCTATGAACGGAATGCGGCGCAGGATAAACCGAGCCAGTAATGCAGCCAGACACACCTTGATGCCGAAACTCAATTCAAACGTCGAAGCGAACCATATTACCGACGAAGGAATACCCGCAAACGCGCTACCAGCTTGCGACATAAAGTCAGGCACCGGAATCGCACTCAGGAACTTGCCGATACCTTCCATGGCGACCGAGTAAATCTTTTTCGGTATCCACTCCGCCCAATCAACAAACCACTTCAGAATGTCGTTAAGCCAACTTTTCAGCCAATCCAACATATCAATCACCTCACGCCATGAGAAAAATCATGACCGCCACGAAACACCAGAAGGCTCTCATAGTCGGCTGCAGAACATCGTCAATCGTGGACTTCAGGTCGCGAATAATTCCGTAGTCCAATGAAGCCCCGCCCAGAGCCTGCAGTGCGGGCGTAGTTAATGACGGTGCCGTTCCAGTATCAGGCGCCGATATATTGCCGACCGCCGTTGCAATCGGACTTGACTTAACCGTGTCATAGAACTTCTGAGTCGTGGTCTGGTAATCATCCACGTCATCGAGCTTCGGAGTATCCGGACTGGAGCCGTCGCTACATTCCTCGGCCGTTACGCAGTCACCGCCGCCCTCGCCCTCCCCTGTACCGCCAGAGCCCGTCCCGGAACCGTTGGAGGCCGAGCCAGTACCACAGGCGGCGCCGCTGCAGGTCGATTGCGTAGAGGTCACCACGCCCGTGCCATCCTTCGTCGTCGTGGTCTTGGTGGTCGTCGTGGAGCTGGTGCACACGTTCATATCGGTGCACACAGTCTTAGTCGAAACATCCGTCTTCACAGACGTGGTAGAGCCATCGGCATTCGTCGTCGTGCTGATGTTCGTTGCAATATCAATACCCTTAGAGGTAGGCGATTTCCAATCGCAACTAAACACACCATTGGCTGTACCGCAGTTCTGCGAGCCGGATGTTTTAGTCTCTTGCTTCGACGTGCAGGACTGAGAGCCATCAGAGCCGGCCGAATAGTTGCACGGCTGATTATTGGTATCAGTCTTTGGCGTTAAATCGGGCGCCTCACAACCGCCAAGTGCATGACAGTCCTGATCCTTAGGGTTATCAGTGCCGCCACCAACGCCGCCAGTGTAAACACCATCAACGATGCACTCCGAACCATTGCCATCAGCATTAACCGTGCATTGTGACGACTTGACATTAATTGAACATCCGATATTCGGATATGCAACAGTCTGCCCATTAATAGGCCCCTTCTCAGCCGTATCAAGATGGATAGAAAGCTTTGAGACAGAACCGCCATCGCGTGAAGAAAACGCCTTACACATAACGACAGGCGGAGTCCTGTAAACACTAATACACTCACCAGAAGACCAAACAAAAGGTTCAGCAGACTGCCAAGTGGTACCACCACAAAGGGCTGCATCCTCGCCGACGGGGGCCTTGCAAGAGCCGTCGGTGGCATCGTAATTAGTTCCCGAGGGACAAGAACCGCCGTAACGAGTCATGTACGCATCAAAATACCAAGTACCCTGATAAAGCCCTTCGCATTTAAATTTAGATGCATTGACAGCCGTAACGCGAAATTGAGAATACCCTTTGCCTGCATAATATCCCTGGCAAGCAGCAAGCGGTGTCTTATACGTGGTAATACTGGAGGTCCCCCAGTACCAGTAATAGTCTTGCGCAAAAGCACCACCGCAAAACAAAAGAAACAGAAGAGGAATTATCCGGCGCATATCAAAGACTCCAGAAGAAACATAGGGCCGACATGCCGCCGAAAAAGAACGATACGAAGTAATAAAGATCAGCCATGCTTTCGCCCTCCCCAAAGAAAAGGGCGGCCGAAGCCGCCCCCTTGTACACGCGGCCCGGTCAGGCGCTTTTGATCATGCCGAGCAGCATCTTGGCGCCACGGACAGCGACGTAGACCGCAGCAGCCAGGGCAGCCACAGCCAGGATGCCGGTCACGACAGTGGACCAGTCCACGCCGGACGTGATGGCCGAGAAATCCGGGCCGGCAGCAGCAGCCAGGCCGGAACCAGCAGCAGCCATGAGCGAACCCAGGGCGACGACACCATTTTTGTTCAGTTTCATAGACTTAACTCCGAATCATCTTGAGGATTGCTCGGGCTCCGAACACGACGGCTAGCGGTACGCCGACGAAGACGAAGCCGACCCCGAACGCCTGGGCGAGTGCCACAGGGTCGAGCGTGGAGGGGTCGAAATCTTGGTGCGACTCAACAAGCACCCAGGGGGTGGAGCAGCTGGGCGCGCCGGTACTGAGCACCTGAATCTCGCCATCGCAGGCGACCGTGTACGTAGTCACGAGCGAACCCAGCGGCCAAGGCCGTGAACAACGACACCGGCAGCGACGTACCAGGCGAGAAGCTCAGCAATCAGCATCCAGGCGCCCTCCCCGATCAGCTGGCGGCGCGCACAGGCGCTTTCTGCAGCGGCACCAGGCGCAGGCGCATCTGCAGGTCCTCGAAGCGCCCCACGTAGAAGCTGTCCGGGCCGACGGTGTAGAGACCAGGCGCGTACGGAGCCGCGTTGTCGTCCAGGGTGACCTTGATGTGCTGCGGGTACTTCTGCCCCGGCAGGGTGACGTAGGCCTTCTGCTCGCGGATCTGGTAGGGCTTGCCGGTCTTGGCCGAATTGCCCGACTTGACCACCACCTCGGCGCTCTCAATCTCAACCTGAATATCCATCGTCTTTCCTCTCTCAACGTGTGCCCGGATGGGCGTTAGAAGCCGAAGGCATCACCCACCCAGGGCGTGCCGTCAGACCAAATTTCGATACGGGCATAGCGCTTGAACTCGGCCACGATTTCCCAGTAACGCCGGCGTTCTCGATCCTCGCGAGACTCATACGGCGCAGGCTGCAGAACGGGCATATCGAGCAAGGCAGGGTTGGCCACGATGGAGCTGCGCAACGAAGCCTGCAGGGCCGCGCGGGCACGCTCAGACGGCGACAGCTGAGTGCCCTGGAAGCTAACGGTCCGCATGGCACACCTGCTCAGCAGTGGCGCGGAAAGAGGCCTCAATCTGCGGCCCCATCTGGCGAAGCTGCCAGGCGCAGACCGAGAGACCGAACATCGAGCCCAGGACGAAGGGGAGCGACCAGTGCCATAGCAAGACGAAGAAGTAACGCGGGCGAAGGCGCATCAGGAAACACCCCGATACTTGCGCGCAGAAATCTCGCCAGACAGGTAGCGGCGATACTCGGCCTCGCAGAAATCGAACCAGTCCGCAGGATCACGACGACCAGGGAAGCGGACGAAGAAAGCCTTGAGCAGCAACGGCCGGCAGCGAGCTTTCCAGGCGACGAAGGCCAGGCGACGAGACGGGCCCATATCAAGCCACCAGGCGCAACTGGGTGCGCGGTGCCTGGGCATGCCGGTAGAAGGCCGGCAGCACCAGGTTGTCGTTGGTGACGATTTCGGTCGCACGACGGACCAGCACAGCGGTATGCCGAGTGACGTCGTAGGGCATGCGGATGTTGATGCCAATCTTGTTTAGGCGCGCCGCATAGACTTCCATCTGAGTCTTCTTGAAATCGAACTGGATACCCGGGCAGTGCATCCACTGCATGGCGATGTTGGCGGTCGCGTTGGCGGCCTGGGTGGAGGCAACAATGCCCTTCTCTTTCAGCGTCTGCGCAATCGTGCTGTAGTCCATACCCATCACCTCAAGCTTCTGATCTATCGCCAAAAATTCCGCGTGGATGTCGCGGAAACGGGACTCATCGAAGAGCCCCCACCACTCCAGGCGCTCCCGTTGCAGGTATTCCGCTTTCAGTTCCTGCTCCATCCGCACCACGCCATGCTCATCGCAGTAATTGGCCAGCGACTGCAGGTAGCGAAATTCGGGTGAGTCCTCGCCGAAATTCCGTTTGCACTTTGGGAACAAGAACTTACGAATGGCGTACGCCTTCTGGTACGCCTTCTCGTAGTGGTCGCGAGCCTTCCAGTCGACGGTTCGCCCGTCCTCATAGAGGTGCCCCACCTTGCGCTTCCACAACTGGGTTGAAAGCGCCCGGATATAGGCCAGGTCGTTGCCCTTACCTACTGTCCGATTCGTGGTCAGATCGATACGGCGGATGCGGGCGCCATTGCCGACCATGCTGGACTTCGTACCGTCCTCGCCCTGGCGCAGGCCCCACTCGGTGCACTTGGTGAAGCGCGGTAGCCGGCGGAAGCCATACTCATCGGTGTACGACGTGACGATCTCGTTGAAGACCGCCATGCACTCGTCCAGGGTGCGGAACCCGTCGAGGTTATCCAGCCGGTTGACCGCACTCGGGTTGCCCTTCACCACCAGCTTGTTGCCGTCAGCACGGATAGAGATCGACGTGGAGTAGCTGCCCTCATGCTTCCAGCCAGGCTCAGTGACCTTCAGGCGCTCGCCGGTGCGCTTGTCGTAGTAACAAATGCGGGTGTCCGACACCTGCGGCAGTTCAAACGGAAAGACCTGCTCGACCGAGAGGTAGTCGTAGAACATCCGAGAGTGCTGATTGGTCGAAGCGTCCATGAGATGCATGCACACACGTTACATTTGCGCGAAATGTAGACGTGCACATGCACACACGTCAACACTTATAACGTGCACACATGAATATCTGTGGAGGTGTCAACCGATGAGAGACCACATGCCGACGAATATCCGACTGTCGCAAGCCGAGCAGGAGGCCTTGCGGAAAAAGGCCGTTGAAGTGAACAAGGAGCTAGTAAAGCGAGGACTGCAGCCGCTGAAAGACTCCGAAATCGTCCACTCATTCCTTGAACAGGCAATCAGCAGCCTGGAGGTAAGTGCCTCCGGGAAGCTTGTAATTCAGTCAGAGTGAAACATCAGCTCGACCTAAGGAGAGCAGGATGCAGGCATGGGTCATGATCGCAATGATCGCGGGCTTCAACGAACCAGTAGTAGTACCGTTCGAAAGCGAGGAACGCTGCAGAACCGCCCAGGTAGCAATAACCTTGGAAAACAACAGGTTAGGTCGGAAAATAGAGACCGGGTGCTACGTGCTAACCCCAACGCCAGAGTCCGTAACCCACCCCAAAGCAAGGTTGGTGAAGTAACAGAGCACCCCGGAAGTCCGGGGTGAATTGGGGGTGTTACAGCACCCCCACCCGGCCTAGCGCAGCCGGAGACCAAAAGCGGGCCCGCTTCGCTTCGCTCCGCAAAGGAGCTGGATGACGATGAAGCCGTCACCCTACGGGCTGCGCTGCGCTTGTCGACGCTCTTTGCGAAGCGGGCCCGAAAAGCCCGCGCGTAGGGCGCATGGCAGCGCTGCTCGCTGGGCAAGAGGGCCTGAACATTCCGCGGAGATCTGTGAGCACCAGGTGCGCGTCAGCATCGTGCTCTGTGATGGGCCGCGATACGCGCCGCAGGGGTAATCATGGCGCGGGGTGGGCTTGTGCCGAGGCGAGCCCGGCGCCTCGCGAGCCAGCAGCCGAGCGAGGCGAACTCAGTTATCGTTACGTAACGAATATTACCGACGAACGGTCGATTTATCGTTACGTTACGCTAGCCTAATTACCGTTACGTAACTATAATTACTCCATGCCAACCAGCACGGAGCGCAGCACCATGAAACAGCCAGGCGACAACGACACCCTGGAACTGGACCTCGGCGAAGCCAGGCGCCGTCGCGGCCGGCCGAGCACCGGCAAGGCAATGACCAACGCCGAGCGGCAGCGCGCTTACCGCGAACGAGCAAAAGCGCAACGTAACGAAAAAGACGATGCTGCCCTGATCAGCGCACTCAACAGATGCGACGAACTAGCATCGAAACTCGGTCGAGCCAACGACAGAATCAAACACCTGGAAGGCGAAGTCAAAAGGCTGAAATCCGAGATGACGTCACGTAACGAAAAATCAGAAAAGCCAGGAAAGGCCTGGACACTGCAGGGCCGCAGCGGATCCGGAAAATGGTCAAACCTGGCATGCGGAATGGACCGCGAAGAGGCTAGCCGTCAACTAGACCGGGTGATCGACAACAAGATCCTAGGCGCTACGAAAGGCCGCCAATACCGCATCGTCGAAGAATAA